AACCTAAATAGCTTAATCTATTGTAATAATTCATATATAGTTCGTGGTTGTTGTAGCCTGTTAGTTTCTCTAATTCTAAGTCAGTAAGAGCTTCTTTAAATACCATTACACTTTTAACATTACCATAAAATTTACCTGTTGTAGTATAAGCTGAAAAACTTAAAGTATTTAATACATCACTTGAAAAAATATTTGAGGCTGTGCTTGTATCTACTTCTTGACCATTTATATAAATTGCGTGGTCTGATGCTTTAAATTTGACTGCTATTTTGTTATACTCGGTATGTGTAGGTGTACTTGGGTTAAATAAGTAAAAAGCACCACCTGAAACTCTAATTTGTATATATATTTTAAAATTCAACCAACCAATTCTAACTTGGTTTGAACCTGCTGCTCCATCATTAATAGCTATATATTGTGCAGTAGGCTGAGGCTCAGGTGTTTTAAATTCTACATAAAGCACTCCCTCTGTAGAGTTTATTAAGTCGCTGTTTCCTGCATTGTATGCTGAATCTGCACTACGAGTAACTGCACTTCCTGAGGTGTGTATTAGAGATGTTGCATAGCTTCCCTCCTCAACTTGTGCGCCATATATAAACATAGATGAACTACCATCTCCTGTGTAAGAACTTGTATTGCTTGTTTGTGTCATATAGATTTGAAATCTACAACTTGTTGATGGTACAGTTACTACAATAGAACAGCGATACCATCCGTTTTTTAAATCTTGTATGTTATAATCTACAGGTGTTCCATCTACTCTTACAAATTTACCTGTATCTAAATTAAAATATGCACCATCAGCAGAATTAGATTCAAACAATAGTATAAAATTTCTTTCTCCTTTTTTTGCATATACAGAACAGGTTACAGTAGCACCATTTGAAACAGTTACAGTTTCTTCTACTCTATGTGAAGATGTTGCAGTATTTTCTGTTAATTTTGAAGCATTCAATAAACCCTCAGGAGAAGTTGTATTATTAGCAGTAATTGTAGAATTACCTTTAGTCCAAGCTGCATTAGTAAAGTCATTAGAATAAGTAATAAGATTTGTTCTGCTTGGCTCAAGCAAGATACTCGGCTCTCCGTTTGTGTAATCTATTCTTGGTATGTCTAATCTGTCTGTTGTTTTTAGATATTCTTTTGGTTGGTCGCCTTTTACTATTTGCCAACCCCAAACTAAAATATCACAAGAGGAATCAGAGCTTAAGTCTGTTCTTACACCTAAATACGAAAAGAAATTAGTAGTTGCTGTTCCTGTAAAATAATATCTTATCCACCTATCAGTTGCTACAACAACATTAGCAGAGGATTGAGTACCTCTCCCATAAAAGATAACATTTTGGTCGCTTGATGTATTAGATTTAATATATACACTCATAGTAAACTTTTGACCGTTATCAGTTGGTGTTATTATTGAGCCTTTCAAAGCGTAATTACTTCCTGCTGTACATTGTAATCTACCTGCTGTTAAAGTTCCGTTAGGTGCAATCGCAAAATTATTTGTTGCTGTGATACTTGAGCCACCTCCTGATGAAGCAGATGTTTTGCTTTCTATTTCTTCGCTATAAGTAGTAAAATTATAAGGCACATCTTCTATAAGATAATCTTCGTTTACTCTTGTTCCTGTTGAGTTTCTGTCAAAGTCAAAGTCGGCATCTGTTATTTCTTTTAATGATATGTTATCTATATCTAAAGTATCACCAATATTAACTCCACTTGTAGATAAATATAATCTAAAAGTAGTTTGTGTTGCTGTAATGTTAAACTCATAACGCTGAAAACTTGTTGTTAAGGTTGGATTAGATATTACTATTCCTAAATCCCCATTGTTTCCTACACTTGCAAATGCTGAATTTGCTGTTCCTTTTGCTCTAAAAATTACCTTATAAGATTTACCTGATACAATAAGCCCTCCTCTATTTAAAGCAGCACCATTTGCTAAATCATATGTTAATCGCATAAATTTTTCATTGCTTATATAACTCTTTGTAGCTCTTGGTGTTCCACTTGTAGTAGCAATAGCCCAATAAGAAGTGCTGTCTGTGTCAAAATTTGGGTCAGGTATAATTTCAGCTCCTAACGATTGTGCAGGTTTTATAGAATATAAGTAGTCCTCAGCATAAGCTGTAGGTGTGGTTATTATGGATGCTTTCTTAAGTAAACTCATATCTTAATCTTCTAAGTTTTCTAATAGTTGTATTGTCATTGTATTGTTCTCGTATATTTGCACTCTCCTATTCAAATCAGAAGTTAAATACTCTACTATATAATCATCCCCCCAACTGTTAGTCGTTGTTGCGTTGCCCCAATAACTCTCGCTGTATGATTTTCCCCAATTTATCGTATTTGCCATTTAAATACTGTTTTAGTTTAATTATATTTTTTTCTTTCGGTTTGTATCTCACAATACCCATCCGTTAAATGTAGCATCTGAATCAGGGTACACATCGCCACCTGTATTCTGACTATACTCAGGAAATAAATTACTGTTGTTATTAATGTAATCTAAAAACCTTTGAGTATAATACTCTGCTGTATTTCTTGCTTTGTTTACTAAGTAATCTACCTCACTCTTAGATACTGTTTCTGAGTTTTCGCTTGTGTGCTTAAACACTCCACCATTTTTGATCTGATAAGCTGCATAAGGAATGTATTCTGCTTGTGCATACCAAATTAACATAGGTTGTACATATTTGTTTAATAAGGTTTGATAATTACCTGTAACACCTGATCCTGATATATCACTTTGTAACTTTTCGTAAAGTTTAGTTCCTAAGTAGTTTCTTATTTCAATTTCCTGTGCTACTTTAATAAACTGTATAAATTTATCTGTATCAACATTACCATCAATAATACTGTTCTTGACTAAATCTGTTCTCGATATGAATAATACTGTTGCCATAATTATCTACTTATTCCTATTCTTTTTGCGTATGCTGCTGTATATCCTTTGTAAGGCATATCCTTTGGCTTCATAGCTACTTTCTTTGCGTTCTTAGGATGTGTAAAACCTCGTCTCTTAGCCTCACTATCATATAGTTTTTTACCTAAGCTCTTGTTACCATCTTTTCTAAGATAAGTTCTACGAGACCAATAATGCTCACATCTTGCACCACCCTTATATAACCATATAGAGTAAGTATCTGAGCCATTTTTACCGAATCCTGCATTTACTGCTATTTGATCCATAGCTTTTATATCTTCTTTACGATAAACCTTTTTAGCTGCTACCATTTTTTTACAAAACTCTCTTGATGTTCTTTTAACTCTATTAGGACTATAATAGTATCTTACTAAAAATGTATAACCTAATAATTTACTTGCAGGTGTTTTTCCGTCTTGTTCACTTTCTCTATATGGTGTAGCTTTACCTACTCTTGCTAATTTAATTTCATTATTAGTTTGTTCAATCAAATTATCCATCTCATCATCAAACTCATAATGTACTTGTGATTCATCTACTAAATCAAAATCTTTTAATAGTTCATCCTCATCTTCCCCTAAGTCAATTAGGTCTTGTGCTATGTTGTCTCTAAAGTCATCTTCTGATAAGTTTTGTACTTCTGAATGATCTTTACAAGGCATAAACCAAGTCATACCATCTTCTTCGTGTTCATGATAACCCTCGCATCCCATCTCTTTAGCTTTCTCTATAGCTTGTTCTTTAGTAGGAAATACATCTTGACCATCTATCTTTTTTAACTTAACACCTGTTTCTTCTTCTCTTGTTTCCTGATCAGCTACGTTTTCTAAATCTACAAATTCAAGTGGTTGAAGCGTTTTAAAGTATAAATGCAAAGAGATGTCGTTGTAAGCAAGTATTCTATCAAACGCATCTATTAAAAGCCCTTGAAAGCTCTTAATTACTAAGTTGTCAAACAAGATAGAAGCTGTCTTTAATTCATCAGCGTTGTTTCCAAGACCTGTATCATCCTTTATACCAAATAACATAGGACTTACAATTCTGTGAGCTACCATAATTTTTTTAGAACTTTCGTTGCTTAGGAACTCGTATTGTTGGTGTGCATCACTCAACTGTACAGGCTCTATACTTGCTGCTGTCTCAGGATTGTCGTTAAATGCTAAAATAAATTTACCTGCATTACTTGAGCCACTAAACTTTTCGTAGATTCTTCTTTCTATCATTTCTCTTTGCTCAGGATCAGGAGTTCCATTGTTGAAGTTGATTAACATACTTGGTGCAAGTCCGTTTAGTATGTTGTTTAAATGGAAATTTGAGATTTCCTCCTCTAATTCAGCGTATTGTGTGCCACCTTGATAATCTACAGGACTATAATACTTAAAACCTGCTCTATAAGGCTTTATATAAAGTATTTCTAATCCCTCTTTAGAAGTTCCAAATGCAGGTATTCTTTTTAATTCGTTTCCTCGCTTGTACTTAGCCCAATCATTAAAATAATAATAGCCCTCGATTTTTCCTTTTTCATTACACTTTTCAGCTCTTAAAGTCTCAATAGGCATGTGTTCTAACTGTACAATCTTAGCTCTATTTTTTGAGTAGATAACTTGTACTGCACATTGACCCATTAATTTAAGATCATAGCATAATTTTCTTACACAATCATTATTAAATAATGCTTTCATTTGCGCATACTCATTAGGCTTTTTATTTGAGTTAGTAGCATCTAAGCCTTTTCCGTAAATCATCTCGCTAACACCATTTATAATAGCGTTATTTGTAGGACTTCCGTTGTATCTGTCTATTAGGTATTGGAAATAATTGTTATCTTCTCCATATTCAATGAAGTCTTTACCTCTTACTTCCTTAACTACAGGAGAGGTATAAGTGCTTAAATTAACAATGCTTAAATCTGATTTATTTTTCATATTACAATATAATCATTATCAAAGACATCGTTTCCTGTCGGTACTGTATATTCTGCATTATTTACTGAATAACTTGAAATAGTTTGATCAGTACAGAAAACTTTATCTTTATATATTACATTACTTCCCTCTTTTAATGTAAGGTCATAAAACCTACCCTCTACAAGTACAGGACTTAATGCTTTTGATACTACTAAATAGTTTTTGTCTGTTGTAGTGCTTACTGTGTATGTTGTTGAGGTGTTTGTTGAATCATCTCTTAATATCATACTCACACTTGATGCATAACTTCTTGGTATAACTTTTAAAGTTTGAGCTGATGCAGATGTCGTTAAGTGTATCATACTTATATAACGTATAAACTTTAAATTTTGTGTATAAAAAAACCCCTGCCGAAGCAAGGGTCTTAATTTATTTACCTTTACGCCAAAGCTCATATTCGCTTGGTACATCCTTAACATAATTTTTTGATCTATAAAATTTATATTCTATATAATCGTTAGCGTAATACTTATGGTTTTCATACTTTAAGTAAAAGTAGAGCTTCTTTAAAGTTCTCCAAGTTTGGTTTACCCCTAAAGTATATTCTCTGTCGCCCTGTTTGTCATCTTCAACTCTTATTATCCATAAATCAAACCAATCACTAAGTTCATAGTAAATATCTCTTAATGCTTGGTCTCCATAACTTGCAAAGCTCGTTACCTTATTTTCTACGTTTTCATAAAATGGATCAGCTAATGGTAATTCTGTTATGTCTGCAATAAATGCTAAATCATCTTCCAATTCTTTTTTTGTAAATCTCATAATTTTAGTTTTAAATTAGTATTAGTTTTCAATATGTCAAAGAACAAAGTTACAATACAATATAATAAACAAATGTTAATAAACCAAAACTTTAACAAAACTTTAACATTTAAACAAAAAAAGAGGAGTTAAAAAACTCCCCTTTCAAACAAAACTAATCTAAAATTTATGAAAACTCTTATAAATATAAGAAATTATTTTTAGTTAGGTGTTATTTGTGTTGCACTTGCATCTCCTGTTACTACAGAGCCTGTAATAAAGTATGGAGGCGCAGTTTCTTGTGCTACCATTGTTAATGTGAATCCACTAAGATCTCCCATAGCAGCTCCACTTACGATTGATCCACCTGTTACCTCAGCACCATGTTCTAAACCTACTACAAAGTAATTTCCATTATAGTCCTCTACAAAAACATGAGGTCTTGCATGAGCAACTAATTTTAATTCTTCTTGTGTAGCTTTTTCAAGAAACGTAAGTGTCAAATTTAATGTGGTTTCGTAGAAAGTAGTACCATTTTCTCTTGAGCTATTGATTGCAGTTTCTAAAGATGAATTACCTTTTATATCGAATTGAAATAAAGCAGGACTACCTGCTAAAGCAGTAACTTCTCCACCTGTAATCGTAGCAGTACCGAGAGTTCCGTAATCAGCAAAGTAAACAGTTTTTAAACCACCTACCCCTGATTTACAAGGTAACTTTCTTCCTGTTGTTAGTGTACAAGCCATAATTATTAGTATTAAAAAAGGGTAGGCAGAATACTACCCACCCCTTTATATGTTAGTTAATTTAATTTATTAGTCGTAAAGAACTACATCAGCACCTACACCGATTTGGCATCCTGCTGTATATCTCATTACTACTCTTACATTTTGTGATCCATCAATATCTGACATATCAATAACTTTAACTTCGTTTCTGTCGTTTAATAGACCTGTTCCGAAGAATAAGTTAGAGCTTCTTGCAGCGATTGCTTGGTTATCTCCAAAACCTGAAGATGGATAGATTCTTACACCATCAAAGAATAAGTTATCTAATGATTGGTTGTTACCTCTATTCTCGTAACCTGCTGCTCCTAGTCCTGCTGCACCGAAACCACCTAAAGCTCTAATGTAAGCTCTGTAGATGTTTTGTGATACATAAATGATTAAATCATCAGCTCCGTAAACTCCTGATGGAATAGCATCAACGATTTTACCTAATTCTGCGATTACGTTAGCTGAAGTAACTGTTCCTGCTGTTACATCATTTACAGTTCCATCTGCTGTTGCTAATGTTACAAAACCATCGAAGTTACCCTCTCCTGCACTACCACCCCAAATAGA